AGGCGCCGGCCAATCACGTAGGGATGGCATCAGCCATGCTACGTCAGAGTTTGTTCTTCTTCTGGACGGAGATGATTACATTGACAGAGACTTTGTAAAGCAATTGGTTGCCAAGGCTGACAAGACGGGTGCCGACATTGTCAGTGGCGGTATCCGCATATTGAACGAAGATGGTTCATGGAATGCGACCTCTTACGGAGAGTGCATCACAGAAGGCCGCGACAAGGTGACCAAATTCTGGGGCGAGAAAATTGTCTTCATGAATAACAAAATAATCAAAAGATCCCTTTACGAAACCGTACCCTACTGCAATAGGCGATACATTGAGGATACGCCCACGATAATTCCTATCATGTTTTATGCGAACAAGGTTGCTTACGTGGACAATATCGGATACACGTATCGCATGAATCCCCAATCGCTCACCCACACTTCGAACCTCATGAAAGACTTGATCTACAAGGGGCTGTGTTGGCTTGATATGGTGGATTTCTTTAACGAGCATGACAAGGGTATGTTCGAGGCCATTGATATCATTGGCTATCTCCGTAACATTATCGGTACGCTCAACAAGGTGCATATCACGGATACAATGATTGTTCCATACAAGAAACAATGGGATGAATTCATTCTTCGATTGATGAATTGCATTGAGATTACCAATGTGAATATTATTGATGGGGTAAAGGGGTGTAACTGATATGTTGACCACTATG